AGAACTTTCATTCATCATTGTTTCATTTAAAACAACACCAACTTTATCAGCGAGTGCTTTTGCTTGGTCAAAGTATCTGTAAGATTTTAAACCTAATCTTAAAGTTTTCATTTTGCCCTCAACATAACTATACATCTGTTGATGTTCTTTAATTACATTGTCAGCACTAGCACAATACATTTTAAAAAAGTTTAATGTGTTTTCATCAACTTTGTATTGTCTTGAATGACAATAAGAACTACCGATTGTCCAAAGTTTGAAATCATTTTCCCACTTGTGAACTGGTTTTTGGATTGATTGATCTTCGTTAGATGAATTACTAAAACCCAAATAAGTATTTACTGCGCTTTCATCATTGTAATACTTTGGATTTCTTTTTGAGTAATCATCATTGATAGACAATTTAAAATCTGGATTTAGACCTTTTGATTTTAATTCATCTCGATAATATGCTCTTGCAAAGTTTCGACCCATATCAAATCTTACATGGACTTCATCTTTTGCGTCATACTCTCGACCCTCATCATCAACCTTTGTAATTGGACGTTCAACATAGAAACAATTATCCTCATACAATTCACCACCAGAACGATTATATTTATTAATCATTCTTCTAATTGTATCAACGTCTTCTTGTGGTTGATGATATCTTACAACTTGTTCAATCTTCTCTTTTGCCTTTTCACGCATAAGATCATATTGTTCTTTTGCTTGTACCAATTTGTCTTTTACTTTATTTTCGTAAAAAGACTGAAATTGATCTGCAATCACTTTTCGCTTTTCTGCGTTAAGTGTTATTCTTTTTTCTTTAGTCATTGTACCTCTTTCTTTGTTATTTATTTTTTGCATAATTTTACTTTTAATGCTTGACTTATGGATTGTCAAGTATTATATAGGATTTAGATTTAACTAATTTTTAAAAGGTGGGTTATCTACCCTTTAACATGGAAGACCAGACAACTTTTAAAAAGGTGATTAATCGGGACAACTTCTAGTTGTGGTGTAAAGTAGGTTTGACCATAGCCCAAACACACGCACAACTAGAACTGATCCCTGGTCCTATAACGTTATAGACGCAGAAGAGATTAGGACCTGGGATCAGTAGAGAGGGCAAACTCTACTGATCTCAGTTTAGAATGATTCTAATTAACAACTAGGTGCGACACTTTGTCTATTGACTTATGTAGGATTATCCTATATAGTGTCATTATCAGGTGCTAATGCATAACTCGAGTACAGCGCGAAGGAAAGGGCCTGATACCCAGTTGCTTCGGCAATACCAGACGGGGTTGGTTAACAGCCTATGAGGGACGTTTAGATTCAACTGGGTTTCACGTGAAACATGGAGACCCATTATGAACACATTAAGAATTGACAACAATAGGATTATCCTATATAAATGAATTATGTTTACTTTTAAAAAATATAAAAATTTTCCAGACTGGTTGCAGAGCTACCAGAAACTGGAGAAGAGTAAGCAGTCCCAAACCGCAGGGAAAGATGCGGACATAATAGGAGATAAAATGTTAACATTTTATACTAAGGATGGCACACGTCACGAGCAAAAAAGATTTGATTTAGGTAATGGAAAACCTTGGTCAAATAGTGAAATTGCTCGAGAACTTATTATGAACGCTCTTTACGATGCAGTTAAAAAGCATCAAGGTGTTTATCATAATAGTGCTCTTGAAGACGTAGAGAACGACTGGGGTGAAGGTCGGGCGGTAGCTGTGAGAAAGAAAATGGTTCAGTATATCTGGAGAATTTTCAATAAGTATCACACTTCTAAATTTGATATGTCTGGTCATCCAATTGTGCATGACGTATTCCATGTTCTGGAAAGAACAGGGGATATGCCTAAAAAATACAAATAGAAGGTTTGGGGCGGGCAACCGCCCCTGATCCCTGGTCCAGTGGCGCCGCCCCGGTGATGTCATTGACAACTGGACCTGGGATCAGTAAGTGCAGCCACGTTCTCCCCGCGACGGCGGGTGCAATCGTGCTCTCCTGAAAGTCTAAGCCTGTTAGTAGGTTTTAAATACGATGATTAGTTTACTAATTCATTCATTCATACACAGCAAGCTGGGCTGTGAGTATTTAGATCCACCCATCTTTCAGGCTTCCAGCTATAAGCAGGCCACGAGCTTCAAGCAGCAAGCCGCAAGCAACAAGCGACAAGCTCTTGACAAAAAAGAATAAAGGATTATAAAGGATATATGAAAACAGATGAAGCATTAAAAATTATAGGCGGCAGCCTGAGCAAGCCTTCAAAAATGCCGGGCTGGTCGATAGGTTTACCGGCCAAAGAGTGCAAGACGGGCAGCAAGCTCAGGCACGTTAAAGACTCAGTCTGTTACGAGTGCTACGCTTTAAAAGGTTGTTATGTTTTTCAGGTTGTGCAAGATGCGCAATACAGAAGGCTGGAAGCAATTAAAGATCCGCAATGGGTTGACGCTATGGCCCACCTGATCAACAGCAAGAAGCCGGACGTGTTTAGATGGCACGACAGCGGCGACGTCCAGGACTTAGATCACCTCAAGAAGATCTACGCAGTCTGCAGGTTAACACCTGACAAGCGTCACTGGTTACCGACTCGTGAAGCCTGGATCAAGAAGCACTTGCAGCACAAGCCAAACAATTTAGTCATACGATTCAGCGCGCCCATGGTGAACCAGCGGGCGCATGCGTCGTGGCCGAACAGCTCAGAGGTAGTAGACAAAGATTTTAATTGCCCGGCGTCTCTTCAAGACAACGAATGCAAGGATTGCAGAAAATGCTGGGATCCTGAAATAAAAACTATAAGATATCACAAACATTAAATTATGCTAAAACAAAATATATATTATGCTGTAGATGAAGAAACGGGTGACATAACCCTGGACCTATACGAGATGGAACAGGAAGCCTTGAAGCAGCTCAAAGAAAAATTTCCAGACAAAGAGGTTGAATCTGTTTATGTTACTTAGACACCCAAATTATTATAAAGAATTACGCAAGCGTAATACGGACCAGGCCATTAGCCCAACAAGAGCGACGGCTCCAAGCAGGCGTGCGACTGGTCCGGGCCTGAAGCAACAAGCTGCGAGCACCAAGCCTCAAGCTGCGCTTGAGGCTACAAGCTCCAAGCAAAAATAATCATTGACATGAGGGATATTATAGGATACAGTGTAATCGCGTTGTTCCGGAGCAGTCGGGGGATTGATCCAGAAAAAGCAAGTGGCCGTAGCTCACGGACCAGCGCTGCGACTGCTGTAGTGAAAAAAATTGAAATAGCGATACCCAAGGCCCAGCAGGATACAGGTGACGCCTCACTTATGGGGCCGCCCAATAGGGCCGCCGAGGCGCTGCAAGTAGACCAGCATAAATATCCGGGTGACGGGTCTAACCGGACTTGCAGCGTTATGGTTTTTTCTTTCCTAAAGATTCAAGCCACAAGCCACAAGCTTCAAGCCCCAAGCAGCAAGCATCAAGCTCCAAGCCACAAGCTTCAAGCTCCAAGATCTGAGAACCACGGAAAAGTTTCAAGCACCCTGAACCGAGGTGCTGGACCAAGATAAAAGTATTCTTCGGATGTTTTACATGGAAGGCAATTTGATGTGGACTGAAGCGTACCTTGTTACTCTTCGTAACTTTTAGTTCTATTGTGAAAAAGGTGCCAGAAGTATTGTAGCCCAATAGATCAGGAGTGCCGGATAGACTAAGGTTTTCAAGTCTAATCCACGAAATAGAAGGAATATCTTTTTTAAGTTTTTGATATAATTTACGCTCTGGTCCCATGCGTTTTTCAAGGTAACTCCTGTGTTTTAAAATTAATAATCTTTAACGTATCCAGGAGGTAAAATAAGTTTTTCTTCCTTGTTTGGTTTCAAAACAACACGAACAGAAGTATCACCAGGTCGGGTGCTTTCATGTACTTCAATTCGTCTTATCTCTTCTAGGTAGCCGTTCGGCATCGCAATATATATTCTAGCATTACTTACGGCGTTACCTTGTTTAAAATTACGCCCTTCTGTAAATTTAGTTAAGTACTCTTGCAGGTGTCGTACAAACATTATTTATCCAACCTGTTCATTATTGACTTTCTTAACATGTTACCTTAAATTGTCAACATGGGATTACCAAAAAGATTAACAGAGATGCAACAAAGGTTCGCTGAGTTTTTAGTATTTGGTGGACCAGAAGGACCAATGACTCAAACAGAAGCAGCGCTCGCTGCTGGATATAGTCCTAAACGTGCAAGACAAGAAGGCTCTGAATTGTGTAACCCCAGATTATCACCACTTGTAGTCAAGTATATTGGTGAATTGAAAGAAGAAAGATTACGAAAACATGAAGTGACTTATGAAGGTCATGTTGCAGAACTTGCAAGACTTAGAGAAGCTGCTTTGAAGAAGGGTTCTTTCTCTTCTGCTGTAAATGCTGAAGCAAATCGAGGCAAGGCAGCATCT